GCACGCGCGTGCCTCGGACAAGTTTTGTCTAACAAAAAAGAAACAGTCACCAAAACGGTGACTGTTTCTTTTTGGCAGGGGCAGAAGGACTTGAACCCTCGGCACGCGGTTTTGGAGACCGCTGCTCTACCAACTGAGCTATACCCCTATATTAAATTCTTCCTTGCGGAAATCACTTTGATATTATACATATATTGCATCATTTTGTCAACAATAATTATTTCAAAATGTTTTTATGAAGCTTCTTTTTAAATCTAATACACAATAGAAAAAACGATAACAATCGGCGTCGGTGCTATTGCTCGGAAAAGCTGCAATCGGATGATGCATTACCGATGACAAAGCCGGTTTCCGCATAATTTTTCTCTTGTCCGTTATCTTTCAAATCAAAAAAAAGAAAAACGAAAAGATAAACATACAAAATAAAAAGAAACGACAATCTTCTCACGAAAATTGTCGTTTCTTTGGTGGAGCTGTGCGCTCAATATCCGAACTCGAGATAGTGAGCGTATTGTTCCCCGAAATGTTGAAAGTCAGCACGAGTTTACGTCCTTTGTCCCCATCATCGTACACATAAACCGAGTTGACAAGCGTGTCGATGATACGCCGCTGATAGTCAACATCTTCTATATCACCCCTCTTGAACGATTCGAGCCAGAACATAATGCGCTCCTTCGTCAAGAGGGGCTTTTTCATTTCCTCCCGGGCAATCTGCCCTTCGAGGTCTCTGCGTTCTTCTTCCAGTTTCTCAAGACGTTCCTTCGTTGTGGATGTGATAATGCCTTGCTCTATTGCGGACATAAGGTTCTTGATTCTCTTATTGGTCTCCTTCAATTGTTCCTGTAAACCTATGAGAACGGAAGTGTCTTGAAGCTCCTTCTCAATCAGCTCCATAGCTCGAGTGGATATTTTCTCTATGTTTTCATCGGTAAGTACCTGTTGCACCGTGAACTCAACGACAGTCCGCTCGAGCCATTCTTTTTTCTCGATTTTCTTTTGGCAAGAACGATTCTTTTTACGGCAAGCGCACTTGTAGTAATGGTGTGTCACCCCGGTCTTGGATGTTCCACTCTCCCCGATTAGAGGTGAACCGCAATGTCCGCAGAAAACCTTTGTTGTGAGCAAGTAGTCTTCTTTCGCTTTATTCTTTGCCCGTGCTGAATAATTGTGCTTGAACAGGGCTTGCACACGGTCGAATAATTCCTTGTCGATGATAGGTGGTACTGCGTCCTCTAAGACTACATCATCGTATCGGTACACTCCGATGTATTTATTATTTCGCAGAATCCGGGACAAGCTGTTCTTATTAAAAGCATTTCCTCGAGAGGTCTTAAACCCATGTTCATTCAACCAGTTCACAATCTGCGTTTTGGACTTACCCTCTGCGTACATCGTAAAGATGGTTCTGACGGCTTTTGCACCCACTGGGTCAATCTCATATTGTCGGTCGTTTCCTATCTTATAACCAAGCACAGTGCTTCCCATGGCGATACCGTGGAGAGCGTTCTCTTTCATACCTCGTTTGATACTCCGGGCAAGGTTCTCGCTGTAATACTCCGCATACCCCTCAAGGACGGATTCGAGAATAATTCCCTCCGGGGTGTCGGGCATAGGTTGTTTGGCGTAGAAAATCTTCACACCGTTGCGTTTGAGCTTTGCTTTGTAAATAGCACTGTCGTACCTGTTCCGGGCGAAGCGGTCAAGGGTGTACATTATCACAGCGTCAAAATGCCCCTTCTCGCTGTCCTTGATAAGCCGTTGGAAGCTCGGTCGGTTGTCTGTCTTGCCGGAGATTGCCCGGTCAATGTATTCATCTACGATAGCAAAGTCATTCTTGAGAGCAAATTCATGACACTCACGAAGTTGTCCCTCGATTGATTCTTCTCGTTGGTTGTGGCTCGAGTAACGAGCATATATTACCGCTTTGATAGTCTCACCTCCAATATCTTCTTTCTATGTACCAAAGCGAAGGGAATAACCTTATCACACTGCTGCAGTTGTTCCCTTATCCCCCTCAAGCTCCTCACGGTTCTCAAATTCATAAGCCATTGACATGAACTCATGCTTTGCTCTCCGGGACAATCCTCGGTAGATACGAAGAATGTCCTCCTCGTCCTCGTTGGTTGGTTTGGTCTCGGATAAGTCTTCCTCATCTGCGAAGAAGTCCATGACGGAACACTCAAGCAATTTTGCCATTTCCAGCATTTCGGATTCCTTCGGCAATGACCCTTTGGTATTGATGGCTGTTGCGAAAGAACTTGAACCCTTAACAGCTTTGACAATGGCTGTTAGATTTGTGCCTTTTTCAGCACAGATACGATTGATATTCTCTGCGAATGTCATAGTAATTCCTCCTCTGTAAAAAAAAATTCGTAAAAATCGAATTTTCCTATTGACAATTCGCATTATAAGAATTAGAATAACAATATGAAGTTCGGAAAACACGAATTGACAATAAGAAACCGACCTCTTGATAAGTGGCTTTTTCAAGAAGTTAATGTTATTGATAGTCTTTATAAGAATAATAACAATAATTCGCCTATTTGTCAATAGTAATTCTGATTTCAAGAATTTATATCGTAAAGGAGGTAAGAGATTCGTGAACACTAAGGAGAGAATGGAAAAAGTAGGAATGACACAGGTAGACATGATACTGGAATTGCAGAAGCGAGGTTATGCAGTTCAGCCACCTATGCTATCAAGTATCCTTCGAGGGGTATACACCTATCCCAAGGCTAAGCAGATTCTCGCTGTTTGCGAGAAGATACTCGCAGAGCGAGAGCATGAATCTGACTGACGGACAGGTTAATGACCTCGCAAGACCCTTAGTGGGTATCATCACAAAGTTTTACGCAGACCCTAAGAATGAGGAGGATTATCAGAAATGGCTACGCAATGTAGAGGAACGAAAACAAAGAGAATCAACAGACATAAGCTCGCTGTGATTCAAGCATATATCATCATCGGTACGCTGGTACTGATTGGCTTTATCGGTGGTCTTGTCGTAGGACGAGCTACCGCTCCGAAGAAACAAGTTACCGTAACGGAGACGGTTGAAGTTCCTTCCTACGAAGCCAATTCTCTCCCAGTTGCCGAAGAAGTTACATATTTCGATGTACCACTATCACACAGCTTACAGAGATACATCTATGAGGTGTGTGCTGACGAAGAAGTTCCCGTGTCTCTCGTTATTGCAATGATTGATAAGGAAAGTCAGTTTAACCCGGAAACGGTGAGCGATACTGGCGATTATGGTCTCATGCAGATTAACAAAATCAATCACGAGACACTGGAAGAACAATACAGGGCGGCAGAAATGCTCGACCCTTACCAAAATGTCTTCTGCGGTGTGAAAATGATTGGTTCATACATAAAAGCCTATGACGGTGACTATAACAAAGCTCTGATGGCATACAACATGGGTGACTACGGTGCTAAGAAAGCATGGGAAAACGGTATCACATCCACCTCATACAGTGAGAGCGTTCTTGCTCTCATGCAAAAGTATGAACAGGAGATAACATCATGATTGTTATTGAAACTTTAATAACTTTACTCATTTTTATGTGCGGATTTATCATTGTGCCGACCCTCAGAGACACGCGCTCTGCCTTGTCCGAATTGAAAGAAGAGGTTATCGACGATGAAGACATGGATTAAGTTCATCATTGGTTGTGCTGCCTTTATTGGAATCATGTGTGGGATGTACTTTTTGAGCCTATTCTTGGCAAACCGTATTATCTTGTTTTTTCTTTGGTTTTTCACAATGGAGGGTGCCGGGAGTTGAAGATGACGAATAAGAAATGTGGTAACGATTTTGAAAAGGAGTTGTGCGAAATGCTCTCCGAATGGGGCTTCTGGTGTCACAACATGGCTCAAAACGCCGCCGGACAACCAGCAGACGTTATCGCTGTTAAAGGTAAAACGGCGTACCTCATTGACTGTAAGGTGTGTTCAAACAACCGATTTCCTCTCTCGAGAGTGGAAGAAAATCAGCATTTCGCTATGGAGTGGTGGAAACAGTGTGGAAACGGCGAGGGTTGGTTCGCGCTCAAGGTCAACGATGAAATCATTATGATACCTCACTTTTCAATGGTAACTCTCTCTTATGAGAAGTCAGCTTTGAATCTGACAGATATTCGAGAGTATGGAACGCTGCTGGAAAGGTGGTTGAAAAATGCTAATTGAAGTCTCAAACACACTGACGGTCGAAAACCCTACCCCGGAAATGGTGCTGTGGTGCAAGAGAAATCTCACCATACCAAACCCGGAATATGCGAAAAAAGCTCGTATGGGATTTTGGCTGGGAGATACCCCGAAAGTCTTATTCCTATATGAAGTAAGAGGAAAAACGATGGTGCTTCCGTTTGGAACACTTCGCTCTATCCCCAAAGAGATTACCGACAAGGCAATCTTCATAAGCAAGTTTGCCGCCCCTGTGGAGGTAAATTATAACGCTGATGTACCACTCTATGACTACCAAGAAACCGCCGTACAAGCAATGATAGCCGCTCAGTATGGGATATTACAGAGTGCCGCCGGAAGCGGAAAGACACAGATGGGTATTGCCCTTGCCGCAAGGCTGGGACGGCGTACATTATGGCTCTGCCACACACTTGACCTTATCAAACAGAGTAAGGAACGAGCCAAGCTCTATATGAGCGAAGACCTCATGGGTACTATCACGGACGGAAAAGTCAATCTCGGTGAGGGAATCACCTTCGCTACGATTCAGACGATGTGTAAGCTCGACCTTGCACAGTACCGGGACTACTGGGATTGCATTATCACAGACGAGGTACACCGGGTCAGCGGCAGTCCTACCGCCGTGACACAGTATCAAAAAGTGCTGAACAGTTTATCGGCAAGACACAAGTACGGATTGTCGGCAACCGTCCACAGGTCAGATGGAATGATTAAAACTACCTACGCCCTCGTTGGAGAGGTTGCCTATAAAGTCCCGGACAAAGCTGTGGCTGACAAGATTATGAAGGTAGGTATCTACCCCGTGGGTACAGGGGTGCAGATAAGCCGGGAAGCCCTTAACACGGATGGAACGCTGAACTACACCAAGCTCATTACCTATCTTACCAACCACGCCGCCCGAAATCAGCTCATTGCAGATTCCATTGAGCAGAGACCTTCTCTGATTCTGTCGGACAGGCTGAATCATCTCGAGACGTTGATAAGTCTTCTCCCGGCTGATATGCAGAAGGACGCTGTGATGATAAGCGGCAAAATGACAACCAAAAAGGGCAAGGCTGCACGAGAACAGGCTCTTGAGGACATGAGGAGCGGCAAGAAGAAATACCTGTTTGCTACCTATTCGCTGGCAAAAGAGGGGTTGGATATTCCTCGTTTGGAGCGTCTGTACCTCACCACCCCACAGAAGGATTACGCTGTGGTGACACAGAGTATCGGGCGCATCGCAAGAACCTTTGAGGGCAAGGGCGAACCCATTGTGTATGACTTCGTGGATAACATTGGTTATCTCATGAGGGCGTACAAGCAGAGATGTAGGCATTATAAAAAGGCAGGGGCTTATTTTATAAAGGAAGGTGGAAATGGTAATGGCAATTAAAATTCTAATCGGTGGCTCTCCTTGTACATATTGGTCTATTGCTCAAACTCACAAAAAGCGAGAGGTTATAAGCGAGGGTGTAGGTTGGGAATTGTTTAGGAATTACCTAATCGCTAAGAAAAAATTCAAACCCGATTTTTTTCTCTACGAAAATAATATGTCAGCAACATCGGCTATAAAAGACACGATAGCTAAAAAGTTAGGAGTAGGAGTTGACCCCGATGTGCGATTTACACCTATTAACTCGGCTTTGGTATCAGCGCAGAACAGAAGACGATTTTATGTAACAAATTTTGGAGATATTAAGCTGCCGACAGACAGAGGTATTTCTTTCCAAGACATTAAAGATACAGACTATGACTACATCAAACAATTCAAGGTCAATCGTACCCCAAGTCGTGAAAAAATGTGGAACAATGGCGAGGGAAAATCACCGACTCTACGAAGTTGCGCTAATATTACATATGCTGATAAGTCTTTTACATTGACCACCAAACAAGACCGTTCGCCCAATGCCGGTTTAATCGAGTTTGAAGATTTTTGCAGATATTTAACTACTCGTGAATTGGAACAATTACAGACAATGCCTATCGGTTATACAAAAGTATTGACTAAAAATCAAGCCGAGAAAGCTCTTGGTAATGGTTGGACAGCAGAAGTAATTATATATCTTTTGTCCCATGTGTTGGGAGATATTCCTCGTGATACAGAAATAATTGTACTCTCTCTCTATGACGGTATCGGCACTGGGCGATATTGTTTTGACAAAATGGGTTTCACCAATGTCGTGTATCACGCTTACGAGATTGACAAAAATGCAATCAAATGTGCGTTGGACAATTATCCTGACATTATCCAACACGGGGACGCTTTCGTCGTCCGTGAGGATTCGTGGAAACCTCCACAAACTCAGTCCGAATGGCTTGACGAGCTTTTAAGAGGTGACGAGTGAATGGAAATCAGACCTATCACTTTCAAAGCCACCTATGAGTATCGAAAGAATGGTTGTTACTTCGTAAAGGAAGAGGTGATGAATTATGAAAATGGATATAATCGCTAACAGTGGAAATGATGAGTTTTATACACCTTCTTATGCGATAGAACCCATTATGAAATATGTAAAGGCAGGAAGTAAGATATGGTGTCCTTTTGATACTGAGAATAGCTTATTTGTAAAAGAGCTTAGAGATGCAGGTTGCGAAGTAGTTTACACTCACATTGCAGACGGAAAAGATTTTTTTCAAACATCTCCACCATGTAATTGCGACTACATAATCAGTAACCCACCTTACAGTATTAAAACCGAAGTATTGGAACGCCTATTTGATTTGGATATACCTTTTGCAATGCTGTGCGGCGTGGTTGGTTTATTTGAAAGTCAAAGACGGTTTTCAATGTTTAGAAAGAATGACTTTGAAATAATGTATCTCAATCGTAGAGTGGCATATTTCAAGAATTATTCGGAACTCAAGCCCAGTTTACACCCTCCGTTTAGTAGCGTTTACGTTTGTCATAAAATGCTACCTCGACAGATTGTTTTCGAGGAGATGAGCAAATGAGACTGATTTCTTATGACTGTGAGGTCTTCGCCTATGACTGGCTCGTAACCCTCAAGGATAAGGAGACAGGCGTTTACACCTGTATTTGGAACGACAACGAAGCTCTGAAAATGGCATTGTCTGATGATTGCATCTATGTTGGTTTTAATAGCAAACATTATGATTCTTACATCATTAAAGCTATTGTGGCTGGTTTGTCAAACCAAGAGGTAAAACAGGTTAATGATTACATCATCGCCGGAGGGCAAGGCTGGCAGTGTCCACTTCTCGATGGTATCTACTTTCGTTTCAGTAATGTGGATATTCGAGACGATACGCAACAGGGGTTATCCCTTAAAGCTATTGAAGGACACCTCGGTATGTCGGTTAAAGAATCCAGCGTACCGTTTGACATTGACCGTCCTCTCACCCCGGAGGAAAAAGCCGAGACGGAGTTCTACTGCAAGCATGACGTTGACACCACCGAAAAGCTGATTGACATTCGTAAGGACTACTTGAAGAACAAGATTAACCTCGGTCGGCTGGCTGGTCTTGATGAAGTCAAGGCAATGGGTATGACGAACGCCAAATTGACTGCGGCAATGCTGAAAGCAACCAAGAAGCCGCACGATGATGAACGCAAGTATGTGTACCCGGACAATCTGCGAAAAGAGTACATACCGCCGGAGGTCTTCGCTTTCTTCGATAGAATGTATGACCTCTCCATTTCGGACAGCGAGCTTTTCAAAGGAAAGTTCAATCTGAATATCGGTGAGTGCCCTGTGACACTCGGGTACGGCGGTATTCACGGCGCGATCCCGAATTTCTTTTGGGAGGAAACCGAGGATAGAGGAATTTGGAATGAGGACGTAGGAAGCTACTATCCACACCTCTGTACCATCAATGGGTACACGAGCAGAAACATTCCGTCTCCGCAGATTTACGAGGACATTCTCGAGCGCAGAATGAAAGCGAAAGCCGCTGGCGATAAGCACACGGCAAATGCTCTAAAACTGGTTTGCAACACCACCTACGGCTGCTTGCTGAATCAGTACAACGACCTCTATGACCCTCTCATGGGTCGCTCAGTCTGCATTTCCGGGCAGTTATATCTACTTGAACTTGCGGAACACTGTTATCAAGAGATTAAAGAACTGCGAATTGTCCAGCTCAACACGGACGGTATCATGGTCGAGTGCAATAAGAAGGACTACGACACACTGACCGCAATCTGTGCTGAATGGCAATCTCGTACAGGCTTTGACCTCGAGGAAGATACCGTTATCAAGATAGCGCAGAAAGACGTAAACAACTACGTTGAGGTTCAGCCGGGCGGCAAAGCAAAAGCCAAAGGCGGCTATCTCGTGAAGGGTATCGCCCCGGCTGGTGCTTTCAATATCAATAACTCCTGTGTGATTGTGGCTACTGCCCTCAAGGAGTTCTTTGTGAACGGAACACCTGTCGAAGACACCATAAATAGTTGCGATGATATTTTCCAGTTTCAGATTATTGCCAAAGCCGGGGCGAAGTACCGAGAAGCCTATCATGTGGTGGACGGCAAAAAGCAGTCCGTTCAGAAGGTGAACCGAGTGTACGCCACAGCGGACGAGAGATACGGAAAAATCTTCAAGGTGAAAGCCGAGGACGATTCCGAAGCGAAAATAGATTCTCTCCCGGAACACTGTATCATCGACAACGATAACGAGCTGTCCATTGACGAGATAGACAGAAGTTTCTACATCGCAATGGCGAAAAAGCGAGTTGACGATTTCAAGGGTATCAAACCCGAAAAAACTAAAAAGCCAAGGAGGACAAAGAAAATGGCAACTACTACCAAGACCACAAATGTATATCAGAAGCTCCTTACTGCAAGGGCAAAGTTCCTTGAAGCGAACGTGGAGAAGACAGGAAAGAATATGCACCTGTCCTTCAAATACTTCGAGCTTGAGGACATTGTACCGACCGCTATCCGCATTTTTAATGAGGTTGGTCTTATCCCTGTGGTGAACTTCACCGCTGATGTTGCAACCATGAACATCATCAACACCGACAACCCGGAGGAATCCGTATCGTTCGTTGCTCCGTTCAATCAGATTGCTCCTATCGTGAGCAACGCTGGCAAACAGGCTACAAACGAAATGCAAGCTCTCGGTTCTTCCATCACCTATATGCGCCGCTACCTGTATATGATTGCGCTGGACATTTGCGAAAGCGATTCCATTGACGCAAATCTCGGCAATGGTGAGACTGCTTCCGCTCCGGCGGCAGAGAAGAAAGCTCCGGCTACTCCCGAGCAGAGACAGGAAGTGAAGGAGAATCTGACTGCCCCGGCTGACAATGCTTCTGCTTTACAGATTAAGGGTCTAAAAGCAGTTCTCAAGAAGCTCAAGGACGCTGACCCGAGTAAGGAGGAACTGATTGCGAACATCGCAGTACAGACTAAGGGATTCACGGAGATTACCAAGTCCGATTGCGAGACGTTGATTCAGAAGATTACGGCAATGCTGGAAGGAGGGGCTAAGTAATGGCAGACATTACGTGGCTCGAGGGCAATCGTATTCAGATTGCCCCTCCTAAGAAAACCAAGAAAATCACTGGTACTCGCTTCGCTACTATCCTCGGTCTGAATCCGTGGAGTACCCCGTTTGAAATGTGGTGCGCGATTACCAAAACCTATGAGAAGCCCTTCGAGGACACTATTTACACGGTCGCTGGTAAGACCATCGAACCGAAACAGGCTCGTTACATGGAGCAGTCCTACGGCATGGACATTGTTCGCCCTTCCGATGTGTGGGGTGAGGACTACTTCAATAAGACATGGGGAGATTTCTTCCCGGAGAGCAAGCACCTCGGCGGTATGTGGGACTATCTGATGAAGGGCGAAGACGGCAAGACCATCGAAGCTGTTCTCGAAATGAAGACCACCAAACGTGCGGAGGACTGGCAGAATGATGTTCCCGAGTATTACGCATTACAGGCGGCATTGTACGCTTACCTGTACGGTGTAGACAATGTGATTATGGTTGCTTCCTTCCTTGACGAGAAGGACTACAAAGACCCGGCGGCATATCAGCCGACCGCAAGCAACACCATCACTGTTGAGTTCAAGGTCTCCGAACGCTACCCGGACTTCACAGACAAGGTAGCCGCTGTTGAGCAGTGGTGGGCTGATTATGTCGATACTGGTATCTCCCCGGAGTATGACGAAAAGAAGGACGCTGAAATCCTTGCAGCACTCCGCACCAACACCCTGTCTCCCAAGACTGACATTGAAACTCTGATTGCAGAAGCCGAAGGTCTCAAGAAGGAGCTGGACGAGATTTCCGCTTCTACCGCAGACAAGGAGAAGCGTCTCAAGACCATCAACGACATTATCAAGGAACACGCTATGGGGCAGTTCCGTGACGGTGACAAGAAGGTCGAGGTCAAGGGTTCTACCTATGTGTGGACTGTCTCTCGTTCCGAGACTACCAGCGTTGATAAGGACGCTCTGAAAGCTGACGGCTTGCTGGATAAGTACAGCAAGAAATCTGAAACCTACCGTATGACGGTTAAATAAGGAGGACAAATTCATGGCAAACAGTAAGGAACTGACCGAACAGGTCATGGAACTGCATAAGAAGCAGACCGAGGAAATGAAAGCTCTCGAGGAACAGCGTGAGGAAGCTCTCAAGGTTGAGAAGTACGATGAAGCCGCTGTCGAGCTTCACAATATGTATGACAGCTACATTAAGGCTGGTTTCACCGAGGAACAGGCATGGAAATTGACGGAAATCGTCTTCACCAACAGTACGAAAAAAAGGAATTTTTAAGGAGGATAAACACTATGTATGTAAATCCGTTTTGGCTCGGAGTAGCCGCAACTATCATCGTTGAAGTGGTGGTAATTATCGGCATTTGTATTATCGCCGGAATAAAAAACAATAACAAGGAGGATAAGTAAAATGGCAAGAATACCCATGACAAGCGGTTTTGTAATAATCCCGGAGGGGGAATACGTTTTCCGCATTTATGACGCAACCTATGACGAGGATTTCGGTCGTATCGAAATCAAGCTGGTAAACGCACAGGGCGCAACTCACACCGAGCGTTTCTCTATCAAGGATAAGAATGACGAGTACAACGAAAAGGCTCTGAACGCTTTCTCCTACTTCGCTAAGACGGCTATGAACGACTACACGATGGAGGACATTGACCCGGAACAGCTTATCAATCACTACATACGTGCAGAGGTTGTTCACACCAAAGTCCCGAGTAACAAAGACCCGAACAAGGAAGTCACTTTCGCAAACCTCGGGGACAAGTCTCCGGCAGACGGTTTCGATACCGAGCCTGTCGCTCGTGCGCTCACTCTCGGTAATGGTAATAACGCCGCTCCGAAAGCTGCACCTAAAACACAGACTGCTTCCGCTCCGGCTAAGACTGGACTGAATATTGACGCACTGTTGAATTAAGCAATCAGCCGGGAGGGGCAAGCTCCTCTCCCGGATTTTTAATAGGAGGTGTCGCATGACAGATAATGTCAATCACCCGGCACATTATGAGACCGGGAAATTCGAGTGCATTGAGGTAATGCTCGAGACACAGGGCGTGGAAGCTACGAAGGACTTCTGTGTATGCAATGCTCTCAAGTACATCTACCGACACAGGAATAAGAACGGTGTCGAGGACATTAAGAAAGCCGATTGGTACTTGAAGAAGTATCTCGAATTGGCGAAATCACAGGAGGAAAAAGCATGACTATCAATGAGTATCAGACTGAAACTCTCCGCACTGCGGCTGGCATGAACCGCCCGAACAATGACGAGATTCTGCTCAATGGCGTTGCAGAACGTATTGAGAAATTCAATAACCTCATGGGTGACATTGTTCCCCCGGAGGTCAAGAAAGACCTGTTAGATGAGGGCTTCTTCACCGCTCCGGCAAGCACCAAGTATCACGGGAACTACGAGGGCGGTCTGTTCGACCACAGTTACATGGTAGCTCGCTACCTCAAGAAGCTCACGGAGGAGTGCCGTCTTGACTGGCAGAACCCTCGCTCACCTCTGCTGGTTGGTATGTTCCACGACCTCTGTAAGATAGACAACTACCAGCACCCGGTCATTGCTAAAACTCTCGGCGGCGAGGAAATCAGAGACGATTACAAGTGGGAATACGCTACGGACACTCTGCTCAAGGGTCACGGTGATAAGTCGGTTATGGTGCTGGCACAGTATTTCAAGCTCACCGAAGAGGAAATCATGTGTATTCGCTATCACATGGGAGCGTTTACCGACAAGGAGGAATGGCGAGATTACACCCGTGCCGTTCACAGATACCCTAATGTACTTTGGACACATCATGCAGATATGATTGCGTCCCATGTAGAGGGAGTGTAGACATGAAAGCAAGAATCCCGAATTTCATTCAGAAGATTGCCAAGATTAAGGAAAATGAGAGCTGCTATTAAGGAGAAATGAGTGATGATTAAATTTGAGAAACCCGAGATATGGGGCTGGGAACACGCTATCCGAGGAATGAGAAATCCTCTCAATAGCTGGGAACGCTCTGACACCGTATTTGACGGCGACAAGCTGTGTCTCGGGGAAAACGATGTTGACCTTATGACCCGGCTTATTCGTGGCGGCGCACCTCACCGCAAGTTCCTCCGTCAGATTTTCGTATCGGTGGACATTACCGCTCCTCTCTACTGGTGGAAGGAGTTCGATACATACAAGGTCGGCACGACCGCCAATTCCTGTTCCACCATGCACAAACTGACCGCAAAAGAGTTCACCATTGAAGATTTCAGCTTTGAGGACTGCAACAGATGGACGAAAGATGTTGTCTGCTCCTGCATTATCAACGCTCTCAACATGAATCGTTTGAAGTACCTTGAGACCAAGGACAAGAAGTTATGGCGACAGATGATACAGCTCCTCCCTACGTCCTACAATCAGAAGCGAACGGTCACTATGACCTACGAAAACCTTCTGAATATGCTGGAATATCGCAGAGGTCACAAGCTGGACGAGTGGCGTATGTTCTGCGATTGGATTCTCACCCTCCCTTATGGTTCGCTCTTGAAGGAAGGTGTGGGTAATGAACAGAGCTGAACGGCGTAGGCAGAAGAAAGCCGGAATTAAGGTACAGAAAGAACCCACTCTGAATCTGAAAGTCAGTGATTTCGACCACATGGTCTCTCATGCGGAGAAGTCAGCCAAGGAAAGAGCGACAGCGGCGGCAATCCACGAAATCGACCGACAGATTCTTGAGCATGACGAAGCCTATTCTCTCGACATTGACACAATGGTGCTGTGGACGCTTCATGTTTACCTCGGGTTCGGTAAGAAGCGTCTCGAGAGATTCTACCGGGATATGTTGAAGGAACACATTCACATGAGGGAGGTCTACGAAATGGACGATACCTACCCGGAACGCTACAAACTCAAGGAGCTTTGCAATGTCGATGTGGGAGCTCTGAATAATGAATTTAAGGAGGTTATACACAATGTATAAGTTGAAGAACGTCAACGGCAGAGTGAACGCTCTGCTCCGCACCGGGAAGGACTTTGTAAAGAACAACCTCTCCGTGTCTGCGGCACAGCATATCATTGACACTGGTAAGCCGATGGAATCTGACAATCCGGACTACCCTATCTGTATTGACAATCAATGGTATTTCGAGGGTGTCAAGGTCAAGAAGACAGCAAAGAAAGCCCCATTGAGTTCCGTGTATGAGGAGGACAAGTAAATGAGCCGAACTTATTACTCCGAGTATGTGAATCATTGTCTGCGATTCTATACTCGACACGGCAAACCGAAGTTCCACTCGGAAACAGACAAACATAACTGGGCGGCGTGTGACAGCGCACTCAAGTCGTTCTCCGATAATGACCGAGCAATGCTCCTATATATCTATCGTGAGGGTGATACCGTCCCGGATAATATTTATCAGTTGGCGAAGACCAAAGGTATTTCACAGGACAGCATTTGGAAGCTCGTAAATGAGCTGGAAAGAAAAGTGGCAAAACGGAGGGGTCTTTTATAATGGTGAACTACGACAATATTCCCGAGGAATTGAAGAAACTCGACCAGTGGGTGTGTGCGAATGATGGAAGCAAAGTCCCTATGAAAGCATGGGAGAACGAAGCCGCGTCCTCCATCAACCCGGAAACATGGTCTGATTTCGAGACTGCTCTCGAATCGTACAACCAGCACTATTACGACTACTGCGGTTTCGTGTTTGCGGACAATGGATATGTCGGGATTGATATTGACGAGGGGTACGATGAAGACGGTCTTATGAGCGTCCTCGGGGCTGATATTGTCGGTAAGTGCCACAGCTATACGGAGAAATCCCGGAGTGGGCGTGGATTCCATATCCTACTCCGTGGAACTCTCCCCTTCAAGGGCAAGAACAATCTTGCCGGCGTGGAGATTTACAAGGCGGCTCGCTACTTCATTATGACCGGGAACACCCTTCTCTACCGAGAAATCATCGAGAATCAAGAAGCGATAGATTATGTGGTGGAGAAATACTTCCCGGAAGCTCGAGAGCCCTCCGATAAGGTGGTTGTTTGGCGAAATAAGATATATGTCCCGGTATGGGAAGAACCTGTCGTGAATGGGCGTGTGAAGCTCCGTCCAGTCTATCCAAGAATCCCGGACGGAAGCCGCAATATCTGTCTCACCTCCCTCGCTGGTATGCTCCACAACCAAGGTTATTCCAAGTCACAGATTTATGAGGAGCTGTTGTACGCCAATACGGTTGCCTGTGACCCACCTCTTGATAGGAATGAACTACGAACTATCTGCAACAGCGTCACGAGGTACAAGCGATGAAGATTAAATGCTGTAAGGATTGCGTAAAGCACTTAGACACAAAAGACGATAACTTATACAGAAAAGACAAAATTTTATCTTTTAGGTATTGACATTCAATCTTGTATGTGCTGTCTTATAATCACAGCAGGGCAAGAAATTATTCAATAAAGATTAAGGAGAATTTTATCATGGAAGTTATTAGAAACATGACTATTGACACCGAACTGTTTGAACTGGGAGACATTATCTCCTTCACACTCTCCACAGGAGAGAAGGTTAAGGCGAAAGCCATTCGTGAGACCCCAAACGGTATGCTGTTCATCACTGTTGATTGTCTCAAGGACAAACAGCCGATGTTCAAGACCACAGACAGAATGGGTAGTATGGAAATCAACTATTTCAACTCTGACCTTCGCCACACTCTGAATAGCAAAATCTTTGATACCTTTCCGGAAGAAATCAAGAGCCGCATGGTTGGTATGCGAGTAGGTCAAACGAACTGCTTTGATATGCTTCGTATTCCTACCGAACGTGAAATCTTCGGAGCGAACCCTTACGGTAAGGACGAGCCTGTATCTGTGAGACGCTTCTACGGCATGGAGAACCGCCGTGAGCGTATCGCTTTCCAAGGCTCGGAGACAGGTACATGGAAATGGTACTGGTTGCAGAATAAGATTGAGGGTTCCGCTTCCTGTTTCGCTGGTGTCGGCATCGACGGTGATGCGGGCTACGGCGACGCTTCCCATTTTAATGGCGTTCGCCCGGTCTTTCTCTTATCCTAAAATCTCGCTCCCCCTTGTGGGACGAGTTCAATAAAGAACGGAGGTGAATGTCGTGCAGACAAGATGTGAAAACTGCAAGAAAAGATGTGTTTACCACGCTTACCATCTACATAATCAATGCTGCTACGCTTCGAGGTGCAAAACCTCAAAGTGTTACTGCGAAAATATAGAAAGTTATCCGAAAATGGAAATCCGACCGATAACCTTCCGACAAGCGTGTGATTTTGTCGTTGAACATCATTACCATAGTCCGACAGAAGGAGGTATTGGTTGTAATTTTTGTGAAGGTTTTTATATCAATGACAAACTGGTCGGAGTGGCGATGATTTGCGGCAGACCTGTCGGAATAAAGCCCGATAAAGAGTTCACTTGTGAGGTGAACAGATTATGTACTGACGGTACTGACGGTACATACAATGGTTGGACAATGCTCTATGAAACGTGTCGCCAAGTGGTAAAACAAAACGGTTATAAAAAACTCATCGTATACATTCTTGAATCCGAACGAAATGAGACCAAGATGGTCAAGGAGGGTGATAAATAATGCAAGAGCTTTTTGAGACACAAAATGGTCGTGTCATTATGGACGAGGATTTATCTTCAAAGATGTACCTTATCAAGCAGTATCACCCGGAAAAGGCTGACGAGACTTCCAGCGGCTTTGAATGGAGTGAAATGGGTATGGCAAACCTGTTTGGTTTGCTCTACTCTCACGAAGCTCGCTACTGCCCGGAACACAAGAGCTGGTACACCTATCACGAGGGAGCATGGCGTAAGGACGAGGGAGCGATTCTCGTGTCGGAGAAAATCAAGGATTTTGTCCGACTTATGATTCTCTACTGCGGCGAAATCGAGGACGACGATGTGCGGGAAACCTACACGAAATTCGTAAACAAGATGGGTGACCGCCGTATGCGCGACAGAATCCTGAAAGATGCCACGGGAGAGCTGCGCATCTCCGCTGTGCAGTTTGACGCAGACCCCTATCTTATCAACTGTCTCAATGGTACATACGACCTGCGGGACTACTCGTTCCGGGAGCACCGCTGGGACGATTTTCTCACGATGCAGACGGCGTTCAGCCACACGGTTTCCCGCGATGTCAAATGCAAGCGCTGGGAGAAGTTCATCAAGGAAGTTACGCAGGGGGACAAGGACAAGGCGGACTTCCTGCAACGGGCGCTGGGGTACTCCATGCTGGGTATGAGCAACGAGGAATGTATGTTCATCCTGCACGGCAAAACGACCCGTAACGGTAAGTCTACTCTGCTCAACACTATCGAGACTATGCTTGGTGACTATGCCAAGGTTGCCCCGGTCGGTATGATTTGCCGAGGAGACCGCCAGAAGGATGCAGAAGCCGCCAGCCCCACCCTTGCCGGGTTAAAGGGCAAGCGCTTTGTCACGATGTCCGAGAGCAACGAATACGGCAAGCTGGATGAGGAAAAAATCAAGCAGCTTACAGGTGGCGAGGAAATCTCGGCACGGGCGCTGTACCAGAGCGCCATCACTTTTAAGCCGCAGTTCACACTCTGGCTTTCCTGCAACGACCTTCCGATGGTGACGGACAAGTCCCTGTTTGCGTCCGAACGCATCAAAGTGGTGGAGTTCAACCGCCACTTTACCCCGGCGGAACAGGACACCCACCTCAAAGACGAGCTGTGTGAGCAGAGCAGTATGAGTGGCATCTTTATGTGGCTGGTACGCGGGTACATCCACTACAAGGAGCGCGGTCTTGCAATGAGTGGCAGCCTGAAAGAGGTCGTTGTCAAATACGAGCGCGACAACGACATCGTGTTGCAGTATCTGGAAAATCGCTGTGTGCACGATGACGGCGCGAATATCCGGGCAAAAGACCTCTACGGGGCGTTCAAAATTTGGGCAAAGTCCGAGGGCGCGTATGTGCTGTCTGCCCGGAAATTTAACGCCGAGATGGAGCGCCACCCGGAATGGTTTGACAGGAAATCGACTTCCAGCGGGTTTGTGATTTACTGGGGTCTGAAATTGAGGGAGGTGCTGTAATATGAAAATGCCTTTTATCAATGACAAACCTATAAGACTAATTGAACTATTTGGAGGTATCGGCTCACAGGCAATGGCTCTTTCCAAACTGGGTGTAAATTTTGAACATTACAGGTTGGTGGAGTTCGATAAATACCCGGTGGCAAGTTACAACGCTATTCATAGTACAAATTTCACTCCTATGGATATTACTAAAATACATGGGGAGGATTTAGGAATAGTAGATACCAACAAATTTTGCTATCTTATGACATATTCTTTTCCTTGTCAAGATTTATCAATTGCTGGTAAACAGCGAGGTATGAGTAAAGGAAATGGTACACGGTCAGGGCTGTTATGGGAAGTTGAACGACTTCTCAATGAGACAGAACACCTTCCACAGCTTTTACTCATGGAGAATGTACCACAGGTGCATAGCAATAAAAACAGAGAAGACTTCGAGAACTGGATTCAATTCTTAGAGAACAAAGGTTACTCTAATTATTGGCAAGACCTTAACGCCAAAGATTATGGTGTTGCCCAACATAGAAATCGTTGTTTCATGGTGAGTATTCTCGGAAACTATTGTTTTTATTTTCCGAAACCGTACCCTCTCACTAAAAGAATGGTAGATTACCTCGAAGATTCCGTTGATGAAAAATATTACATTGACAATGAAAAATCTTCTGCTCTGATTAAGAAACTGACAGATAATGGTACTCTACCCATCGAGAGAGAAACATTCGACCTCACAATTAACAACCCGCAAAGACGCACAATCGCTAATTGCATTTCTGCAAGAACAGACAGAGGAATCAGTAACAGAATGGCAGAAGGTACAGGAGTTGTCGAGTACAGCTTTGCTAATAGAAAATACAACAAAGGAGGTAACGAAACGGTGGACGAACCTTGTATTATCAGAGAACCCCCTCTTGAAAGAGATGGTTGGCACAGAAATGCAAAAGAAGTTCTTAATGTCAATGGGTTATGTAGAACACTTAACACCCAGTCGAATAACCTTTGCACAAAAATAAAAGAAGAACCGTCTTTTAGAATACGAAAACTAACTCCCAAAGAATGTTACAGGCTTATGGGATTTGATGACAAATCCTTTGAAAGAGCCGAACAGGTAAACTCTAACACGCAGCTTTATAAACAAGCTGGAAATTCTATTGTAGTGGATGTGTTAGTTGCCATTTTCGATAGTTTACTTATTCATGGACGTTCGGCATGGCTTGATGAACTTTTGGAAGATAAGGAGGAATCACAATGCAGTTAGCAGAAAAACGGGAGTTGGTACGGCTCTTGCGGTTATATCAGGAGGATATGCTCGATGAGAACGATACGAACATCAATAACGAGGTGGCGTGTTTGGTCGCTGGAAAACACCTGTCAGACGCAGAGTTTACACTCGGCGTAAAAGCACAGTATGACCACGCACGGCTCATTGCGAAGAAGTTGGAAATCGACATTGCAAAGTGCATCCACACGCACTAAATGCCGATTTTTCCTACGAGAGTGAGGGATGAACATGAAGATTGAACTCAAGCCCTGCCCGTTCTGCGGCTGTCAGGCGGGGTTGTATCAGGCATACGATGGCTGCTACACGGTGCAGTGCAAGGTTTGCGGAAACGGAACCTTGTGCAAGCCCAATAAAAATCTTGTAATTGAACTATGGAACAGAAGGACGGTGCTGAAATGAGCAAATATCTCGAAACCCTCCCGCAGTATCACTTTGACAGGGACGATTTCTGCAAAGTGTTCAGAGAAGTTTTCACCAGTGATGAAATAATCGACATTGATCTAATGTGCGGTTATCCACAGAACACCGAAAACTTCCTTCTCTATCGTTGGGAAGACGAGTTCTATATCATTCATCGTGACAGCGGCACGATTATCAACTGGTATAAGCATTTGGGACGAACTAACACCTGTAACAAGGAAGGATTCAGCCTTGCTGATTTGAAGGAACTTCTGCTTCTTCTCAAGGAAGACTTGAAGGAGGTGCTGTGATGGCTCTTGAGTTAAAAGCTACTAAACACAATTATTATTCCAGCGAGAGTAATTATTATGTTGGCGGTCGTGAAAATTATGGTCGAAATGACTATGATTCATGGGAAATGTTCAAGGAAGATTGGCTGTTTTCAGATGGCACGATTGACGATGATTTGAACCATCTTTTCCGCTTCGATATTTTGGAGAGTGAGGAAAATCCCGGTAATTTCACTTTATGGCTTTTCTTCATTTTACAACGGAAAGGTATTTATCGCCCTGTTCATATCAACACCATCACGGAAGCCGACCTCCCTGAAATCGAGGAGTTCTTATCCAAGCGATGGGAGTATATGAAATCACAGTGGGAAGAATTTTCCAAGGAGGTGTAGGTATGGAGCAATGGGAATATGAAGCTCTCCAAGACGCTCTCACCAAGAAATCCGAAAACAACCCCTACGGACGTACCGGGAACTTCAAGCGTGAGGACGGTTATAAAGAAGGAATCCTCGCAGCAAAGAGTATTTTGCATGAGTTTTATCAAAGGAAGGTTGACAAGATGCCACTTAAAATCACACGCTGCACCGGGAACGGTCAGGGCGAATGTACGCGATGCAAGCAGCTGAAAGGGTGGAGCCGAGAGTGGATGACGTTTCTGTATAAAATCGAAGGTCGAGACGGTCTTTACTGTGGTGATTGCGTGAGACAAATCGCAAAGGAGATGCAATGATGTGGACGCTTGACAAAACCAATTTTGAGTTCTACCTCGACCGCTTTTACATTTTTCCCGCAGTGATATTGGATGTAAACAATATGCTATACGCTTGCCCGACTTTTGCTATTGAGTTTCACTGGCTGGGTCTGCACACGCGGGTACTGTGGGTAAAGGAGGGATACCACAGATGACAGAGCTTCTTTTGCTTGTGATTGTGCTCTTGCTTTGGGCGGGGTTCACGATGTGGGTGGAAATTATCTAAATCGGATTGGAAAATTATCTAAAGTGGCATTTAGAAAATTATCCAAATCGGATTGAAAAATAATCTTTTTGCAAAATTTATTAGAAGTAGTAAAAGTAGTTCAAATCAAGGTTTTTCGTGTAACTTCCTCTATATAGAAAAATCTCTACTATAAGAAGTTATACGCAAAAGTCGATTTTCAACTACTTTTACTACTGCAATAAGAATAAGAAGGGAGAATTATGGAAAAGAAATCAGGTAACCGACCCAGTATCTTCAATCCGGAGAATCAGCTCACGAATGTCGAACCCGGCGATACGAACAAGTATCTCTCGGTGTCTATGAAGCTGGCAACTTTACCCAGCGTCGATTTGCAGGATGGTGAAGCTGTGGAAAAGCGTGTTATGGAGTATTTCCAGATTCACGCAGACAACGACATAAAACCGACCGTAATGGGTCTTGGGCTTGCACTTGGGCTTGACAGGCGGCGACTTTGGGAGATTAAGACGGGTCACAATGTAGGATGTTCCCACTCCCCTATGGCCTTGCCTGCGAGGAGTGTGGACGCTGTTAAAAAGGCGTATTTTATCATGGAAAACTTGTGGGAAAACTATATGCAGAACGGAAAGATTAACCCGGTAGCTGGAATCTTCCTCGGCAAGAACAACTATGGCTACCAAGACAAGACCGAGTACGTTCTCACACCGAACCAGCAGAACGACAACGACTATTCTGCTGAAGAAATCCGAGAACGCTACATTGCAAGCGACCAACAGAAGCGACTTTCGGCAAGCGACTCTGACGAAGACACGAACGACTAACGACTTTCGACTATCGACTATCGACTATGCAAACCCGCTCCGAGAATTGGGCTGAGATTTCAGCTTGATTTTCGGGGCGGATTTTTTCACAAAATCGTGCGGATTTAGCGGGTATCACTTTAACGCTTTACCGCAACAGAGCAAACAACAGGAACACGGAAAAATTGCGGCTGGCGTTTGGCGTTTAGTGTTTGTTAAATGGTGTGTATAACTTTTTATAGATACGCGCGTATATAGAGGAAGTTATACACACTGTTTAATGTTTGCTAAATATTTTTATAGTTGTAAGTAAAAGGACGGAAAAATACAAACACGAAAAAGTGTAAAAAATTTTAAAAAGCCTATTGACATAGACACGAAAACGTGTATAATATAAGCATAGACACGAAAACGTGTAACATGAACGGAGGTTATATAATGGAAATCAATGTTAAAACACGGGAACAAAAAGAATTTGAAGAATGGGCGGCGGTTCTCATTTCTATTTGTTCCACACTTTCAAAAGAGGAAAGAACACAAGTTTTTAATTTTGCCGTATTTCAACATAACAACAAGGAGGAATAAACAACATGAAAATTTATGATTTAATCCCTACGGACGGCCAGAAAAGTTTTTACGGCAAAGCTAAAGTTTTTATTGGGGACGATGGAACAGAAACGCTTTACAGCTACAACACGCCGATTATTAAAAGGACGGCAGCCGGGGAGCTTGTGAGAATTTGGGACGGCTGGAGCGCAACAACGGGGCGACACATTACCGCATTTTGTGGAATACACAAAGCCGAATACATAAATTTGCCCGTGATGGGTTGATATAAAGGAGGATAAAATAAAATGAAATTCAAAACGACAAGAAAAGCTATTGTAAACGGTTCAAATAATATCGTTTGCGCTGGGTATTGTGATTTGTGGCATTTACTCTCTAATCATACCCCAATAGCTTATACATGCGGTGTGTATGGCTGGAATTTCGACGTATACGAAATAGACGGCTTGACGATTTGCACAGGGTATAGAGGCATGCCGGGGAGACGGGCAAACAACATAAATGTATACGAACAAAAAGCCCGTGAAATTATGAGCTGGGAAAATAAAAGTTCATATGAGGAAAAGCAAAAACAGCTTGAGCAGCTTTTACACGAATTTATTAAACAAGCATAAAAGGGAGATAATATATATATGAATAACCGAATACCGCGTCATTTTGCACGAATAACGGGCGAAATGCTCATTGAAACATCGGAAACGCGCCCCGGCGATATAATCCGGGTATATAAAAATGATACGGGTTATCTTGCATATAATCCGCGGACAAATCGCCATTTTTATGTGTTCGTTTCTATGCTGCGCGATTCTGAAATATTCAAATTAAAGGAGATTTTACAATGAAAAATATTGATATAATCATGGGAGAGCTTGCACAATATACACGGCTGCAAGAGGAAACCGCCGCCATTATTGACGGGTTAAAAGATGAATTAAAAAACATCATGCGAGCGCAAAATATCGAAGTTTTACAAGGTACAGAACACAAAGCAAGTTATAAAGCAATTATTTCATCCCGTATTGATACAACGGCATTAAAAAAGGACGCGCCCGAAATAGCCGCGAAATATACCCGAACAACGAAAAGCCGCCGCTTCACATTCGCATAATATAGGAGGGTGAATAAATGACACATTATAAATTTGTATCATGGGACGTTCCCGCATTTGAAACGATTTTAACCGGGCGTATTCCGGCGGCGTTGCTTGCCGCTGATAATGGGAATTTACAGCCGTTGAAAAATTTACACATTGCAACACAAACCCCGGTTTATAAGTGTTCCGGTTGGTGTATTCCTTTTGCGGAATATATGCGCCGCTTTTGGGTGAAAACAAAATATTACGGCATCATTGAAATGTACGCATTGAATAAAACAGATATTAGAAAAGAGTTGAAAAGCAATGTAATTGAAATTATGGAGGTTAAAAAGAATTGATAATATTATGTATTTTAATTTTTCCGTTCGTTGTATTGGCTAATTTATTAGAAATGAATAACTAATTTTACAGCCCCGATATATAATCGGGGCTTTTTTCGTGCGTGTACCGCTGCCCGGTAAACGTAAAATATAATCAAGAATAAACGCCCGGGGCGAACGTGGCAAGCCTTGAACGCTTGCGAACGTGTCCCGGGCTTGTGTCGTTCGTGGGTGTTGGTGCATTGTGTCTGGCTTGCATTGTGGGACGTTTTCCGCGGCTTTTGTGCGTGGGTGTATATTTTGTATGGGTTCATCGTTTTTCGGGTTTGTGGCGGCGTTCTATGCGGTGTAGGGGTATGCCCCGGGGGGATTGACAAGGGGGAAAACCGAGCAAGGAAGTATGCCGAGTAGCCGAAAAATATAAAAAAGCTCATTTTACACGAAAAAGTGTTGACACGATTATGTGTATGTGATATAATCTAATTATTCAAAGGAGGTATGTAAAATGAAGCCAAATGAAATTGTCAGAGACATTATGAAATTGAGAGGATTTAGCAATCAATCTCTTGCGACAAAATTGAATAAATCCACCGCTTCTGCAATTTCCAATCCTCTATCGAGAGAAAAAGGAATGCGAGTTGACACTTTCATCGAAATGGTTGAAGCTATGGATTGTGAAGTAATCGTCAGAAGTAACTTGAAAGATAAAACAGAATGGCAGATTGATTATGGGTTATCTCAAGAAGAAGTTAAATCCAATCTTGACAAATTACTTGAGGAATAATTTAGTAAACACTAAACGATGTGTGAAACTTTTGCCAGATATGTGCGTTCTGGTGAAAGTTATACGCAGCATTTAGTAAACGCTAAACAGAGAGGAGGATATGTCCATGACGGCTATCGAAACCGTTCGTGCAATCATGGAAGCTAACAGCATATCGTTAGGCGAATTAGTTGAGTATGCAGACATGGGGACGAAATCAAATATATGTCAGCTTTTATCCCGTAATGATTTGAAAGTAGGTACTTTTGTAAGATTGCTCGAAACAATGGGATTTCAGTTGGTTGTGCAAAGCACAGAAAATTCACAGGAATATGTATTAGATTACGAGGAGGTATCTGTATGATTTACGGATATGCTCGTGTTTCTACCAAAGGGCAAGCTCGTGACGGCAATAGTCTTGACGGACAAGCCGCCCTACTCAAAGAAGCGGGGGCAACGAAAATTTACTATGACTCATTTACAGGGCGGAAAATGGACAGACCCGAATTTGACAAACTGAAATCCGTCCTCAAAAGCGGTGATAAGCTCATAGTTACCAAACTGGATAGATTTGCTCGTAGTGCAGCGCAAGGCAGTCAATTGATTGAGTCACTTATCGAACAAGGTATCACCGTCCATGTTCTCAACATCGGTGTTATGGATAGTACACCTACGGGGAAACTCATTCGTAATATCATGTTGAGCTTTGCGGAGTTTGAGCGGGATATGATTGTAGAGCGAACACAAGAGGGAAAAGCTATCGCCCGTGAGAAAGGTATACGAGTGGACGGCAGACCGTGCCTTGACTTGCCGATAGAGCTTTTTCAAAAATTCCGTGAAAAACAAAAAGGCGGCGAAATGACTGTGGAGGAATGCTGTGAGGAGCTTAATATCAGCCGTTCAAGTTGGTATAAGTATCTAAAATGTATTGACTCACAGCCGTGTTAGTAGTATATTACAATTATTCTGTAACGGAGGTGTGGCACATGGTTAAGAATAACATTGAAGTTGATGTGAAAGTGAAACTCCTTGAAGCTGGTACTACACAGGAAAAACTCGGAGAAACAATCGGGACAACAGGACAATATGTAAATCGTATTCTCAAGAAAAACAATGAGGTTGTCAATAAGACCTTTACAAAGATGATGGAAGCACTCGGATATGATATACAAATTACTTATGTTCCAAGAGAAAAGGAGTAAGTTATGTGGATTTTAGCCGTGTTGATATTTCCACTCGTTCTTTTGGGTGAATGTGTGAAACAAAATGAAAAGTATCACCATAGAGGTGGACGTAGACGGAGGAGATTTTGAAATGAATGAACTTGGGACTGAGATTATAAAAGCTAAAGTTACTCTTGTCTTTCGTGGATATGGTTATCTTACTTTGACCGATAAAGCCCTGTTTTGGAACAAGTCGGCTACCTCGTATCTTGCTTTCGGTGCTTTGAACGCAATGACTGATAATCACTTGTACATCCCCCTTGATGATATCTCCAAAGTCGGAACATACACCTATTTTCCGGGTGGCGGTCTTGTGGTTACGACAAATCAAGGCGAAGAATTTAAGGTCGCTTTCAAGCACAAAAAGGATTTCAAGGTTGTGTATGATTATCTGTTGCAACGATGAACAATAAGCGGTGCGTTATCGCACAGAGATTTAATTCTCTGAACGGTGACGCACTCTTTTTTTTGTTTGGAGGTATTTATGAAAGAGTTACTTGAAAAAATTCTCGGGCAAATCAAAAAGACCCCCTCTGGGGTCAGAGCCTATGAGGATTTATACCATATCTGTCTCGAGACACAGAAGACAGACATTCCCATATCCGTGGAGTATCTGAAAAAGCTGTCGGACATTATCGAGAATCGGATTCCGCAGTCTGAAACAGACAAGGAGCTTCGTTCCCTGTTCATGCTTCACAAGAAGGTTCTGCTTGCTGCCGCTCCTTTTGATTTTGAAAGCTATCTGCTCTATGTCGAATGGGAACGTGAGCCGGACAAGAAATTCTATGTCCCTCGCCGTAAGGTCATGCACCCTGTCGTACAGGCAATGCAAGATTTGATTGACGATAGGCTGGATTTGCTGACGATTTCCATGCCGCCCGGTACTGGCAAGTCCACTCTCGGTATCTTCTTCCTGTCGTGGGTCATGGGTCGATTCCCGGATTCACAGTCCCTTGCTTCTGCTCACTCGGGTATGCTGACACGCTCCTTCTACGATGGTGTGTATCAGATTATCACCGACAGCGAGTATCTGTGGGCTGATGTGTTCCCTGGAGTAAAGCTGGCGGCAACGAACTCCAAGGAAGAAACCATCGACCTTCATAAGAAGCACCGATTCTCTACACTCACCTGTCGAGCAATCAACGCTTCACTGACTGGTGCTACCCGATGTGACAAAATCCTCTACGCCGATGACTTGTGTTCCGGTATTGAGGAAGCTATGAGCAAAGAGCGATTGGATAAGCTGTGGAGTGCCTACACCAACGACCTTAAATCTCGAAAAAAGGAAGGTGCGAAGGAAATCCATATCGCTACCCGATGGTCTGTTCATGATGTTATTGGTCGATTGGAGAATCAGTACGGTGGTGATTCCCGAGCGAAGTTTATTGTGCTTCCAGCATTGAGCGTAGATGGTGAAAGTAATTTCAATTACACCTACGGTGTCGGATTCAGCCGTCGTTATTTCGAGGATATGAGGAACAACCTTGATGAAGCGTCTTTCAAGGCTCTGTTTATGAATCAGCCTATCGAGCGTGAGGGTCTGCTCTACGATGTGGACGAACTGCGCCGATACTTTGAACTTCCGGCAGAAGAGCCAGACGCTATTATCGGTATCTGCGATACCAAAGACAAGGGTTCTGACTACGCTTTCCTCCCGACGGCGTATGTGTACGGTAATGACTACTACATTGACGATTGCGTCTGTGATAACAGCTTACCGAATATCGTTGACGCTCGATTGGTGGACATACTGCTCCGCTGTAAGGTCAAAATGTGCTGTTTCGAGAGCAATTCCGCTGGTGGTCGTGTTGCCGAGAAGGTTCAGAACGAGGTCAAGAAGCGTGGCGGTATCACTCGTATTACGACCAAGTTCACTACCGCCAATAAGGAGACAAAAATCATCGTCAACAGTGCATGGGTCAAGGAACACTGTCTGTTCAAAGACGATAGCCTGTATAAACGTCAGAGTGATTACGGTCGCATGATGGATATGCTCGGCTCTTACACTGTGGCTGGTAAAAACAAGCACGATGATGTTCCCGATGGAATGGCTATGCTGGCAGAGTTCGCACAAAGTCTGTCCGGCGCAAAAGTGGAAATCTTTCAGAGACCGTGGTAACACAGGTCGTATAAGTTATCCATACTTTCTACATAATTATCAATATATAGTGTGTTATAGTATTGACTTCCACTATATATTGTGGTATCATAGTGTAGTAAAAAGAACAAGTTTGAATAGGTGCATGATTGCACGAGGTAATTTAGACCTCAAGCAGTCATGCACCTATTTTTTTGTATGCAGAAAGGAGGAAGGAACGTGGCACATCAAATTGACGAGAGCAAGCCGAAATATCTAAGTCAGACACGATTTATGAGCGGTCGGCGCATTATCAAGACCAGCGTAACAGAAATCACGGACGAAAACGTAGTTGATGTTCTTCGTAAGGCTCTCGCTACTCACGAGTTGAACCGCAGTGAGATTGACTATCTGTGGAAGTATTACCGTGGAGACCAGCCAATCAGAAATCGTGTCAAAGACGTTCGCCCCGAAATCTGCAATAAGATTACTGAGAATCGTGCAAACGAAATCGTGTCCTTCAAGGTTGGGTATCTGTGTGGCGAACCTATTCAGTACGTCAGCCGTAATGGTGGCGAGGAAATCGTTAAGCAGATTAACACCCTCAACGAGTATATGTTCGCAGAGGACAAAGCTGCTCAAGACCAAGAGCTTGTCGAGTGGCAGATGATTTGTGGTACGGCGTTCCGTCTTGTCCTTCCCGATGAACCGGGCGAGGAAGACGAAGCTCCTTTTGAGCTTTATACTCTCGACCCGAGAGATACATTCGTTGTCTACTCTAACGAAATCGGTAACAAGCCGCTGATGGCGGTTAAGTACAGCAAGGACGATAACGAGATTTTCCACTACTCGATTTACACCGAGAATCGCTATTACCTCGTGGACGGAGACATTTTGGTTGAATCCAAACCTCATGCCCTCGACATGATTCCGATTATTGAATATCCAGCTAATAATGCTCGGTTGGGTGCATTTGAAATCGTACTTCCTTTGCTGGACGCCATCAATAATGTTGAAAGTAACCGAATGGACGGTATGGAGCAGTTGGTACAGGCTTTTATCAAGTTCATTAACTGCGACATTACCAAAGATGAATACGAGGAGTTCTTACAACTCGGCGCAATCAAAGTGAAGTCTGTTGACGGACAAGCCGCCGATGTTGGTGTAGTCACCACAGAGTTGAATCAGACACAATCGCAGACCCTTAAAGACGATTACTACAACGCAATGCTTACTATCTGCGGTATGCCAAACCGTAACGGTGGTTCTTCCACGAGTGACACTGGTTCTGCCGTGTTACTCCGTGATGGTTGGTCTGACGCAGAAGCTCGAGCAAAGGACAGTGAGAATGTCTTCAAGCGAGCAGAAAAGAAAATGCTCAAGTTGGTTCTTCGTATCTGTCGAGACCTCGGCGGTCTCACACTCAAGTTGAGTGACATTGATATGAAGTTCACTCGCCGTAACTACGAAGCCATTCAGAGTAAGTCTCAAGTCCTTATCTCCATGCTCCAAGAGCCTAAGATTCACCCACAGTTGGCGTTCCAGCATAGCGGAATGTTCTCTGACGCTGAATCTGCTTACACCATGAGCATGAAGTATTACAAGGAGCAGCAGGAAAAGGCAGCACAGATTGCCGAGAAGACCACTCCCGATGATTCCGGGGACGGTGGTGATGACCCGGACAATAACGATATTTAAGCGGTAAACCGCTGTGAATATAGGCAGAGAAGCCTTAAATCGCAATAGTCAGAGAAGACTTAAACCGCAAAACATTGTCACAGAAGACATTAAAAGACAGGAGGATTCCAACATGGCAAAGATTGACATTAGCAAGATTGACGGCTACGCCGACATGACCCCAGAACAGAAAATCGCCGCTCTTGAAGCGTTCGAGACCGAAGACCCCGATTACAGCGGATATGTAAAGAAGGACATTTTCGACAAGACGGCTTCCGAGCTTGCGGCTAAGAAGAAAGAGCTTAATGAAAAGCTCACCGAGGACGAGCAGAAAAAGCAGAAGGAACAGGAGGAACGTGAGGAGTTACAGTCCAAGTATGACAAACTGCTCCGTGAAAGCGAAGTTTCCAAGTTCAAGGCAAAGTTGCTCGGCATGGGTTATGAGGAGAAGTTGGCTGACGCTACCGCAGAAGCAATGGCTGATGGTGATACCGAGAAGGTTTTCGCCAATCAGAAGAAACATCTTGAGAATGTCGAGAAGAAGGTTCGTGCGGAAGCCCTTAAAGTTACACCGAAACCGACCCCGGACGGAGATTCCAAGACTATGACACTTGAGAAGTTCCGTAAGCTGTCTCCACAGGAGAAATACGATTATTCTGTGAAGAATCCTGAGGACTACAAAGCCCTCTACACCAATAACGATACAGGAGGTAATGAGTAATGGCTCATAAAATTTATGACAACTTCTTCCTCTCCAATGAGGTTGAAGACCAGTTCAATTCCCACCTCGATTTACAGCAGTTCTGTACTGTTGATAACTCCCTCGTGGGTACTGCTGGTATGATTCGCAAGATTAACGTCTACAAGGCTACCAATGGTACTGAAAAGCTCGGTATGGGCGAAGGTAACACCAAGTCCATTGAGGTTTCTTATACTCCGGAGGAGTACAAGATTCTCATGGCACAGAACAAGTTCGAGTATTTTGACGAACAGGAAATGACCGACCCTATGCTCGTTCCTGTCGGCACTCGTCACATGGGCACTGATTTGTTCAACACTGTAAATGGTGACATTTACGGTGAGTTCAAGAAGGCTACCATGGTTGTTCTTGCAGATAAGTTCAACTTCGCCGCTTTCGTAGACGCTGTTGCAAGTCTGAACATTGAAAGCACTGACAATCAGCCAGAGAAGGTTGCTCCGCAGACTTTCGCTTTCATTAACGGTGCTGACACCGCCGAGCTTCGTAAGAACCTCGCAGAAGACCTCAAGTATGTGGAAGCATACGCACGTTCCGGCTATGTAGGTACTGTCGCTGGTGTGAACATTTACACCAAGAAGGACGCTACTAAGGGTACTGTCGTAGTTGCTACTCGACAGGCTGTAACGATTTTCAACAAGAAGGGTGTTGAAATCGAACAGGAGCGTGACGCAGACCATCGTAAGAATGATATTTACTCTCGTAAGTATTATCTTGCCGCTTTGACTGACGCTACTAAGGCTGTCAAGGTTTGCAAAGGTACGGCTAAGGTCACTGCGGACACTACCGTAACTAAGGACAAGGTTTACTACGCTAAGACCGACAACGGTTACATCGTTGGTACTCCTAAGTCTGACCCTAAGACCGAAGGTTTCTACGAAATCACTTTTGCCTAAGTAAAGGAGGTGGACAACATGACCGAGGAAGAAAAGCTGATTGCTCTCAAAGCGATGGTCGGTGGTTCGGACAGTGACGAAGTGCTGTCCACCTATCTTAAACTGGCTGGTCGTAAAATCATCAATCGAGCATATCCGTATGATTCCAGTGCGACAGAAGTTCCGGCACAATACGACACTCTCCAATGCGAGATTGCCGCTTATATGCTGAACAAGCGTGGTGCGGAGGGTCAGACCTCTCATTCCGAGAACGGTATCTCCCGAAGCTATGAAAATGCTGATATTCCGCCTTCAATGCTCAAGGGGGTTACTCCTCATGTGGGGGTGATTAAATGAGAATGATGGAACGAAACAAGAGCAAATTCTTCTACGCTCTCTACATAGAAAAAGTCCCTAAGACGGACGAATACGGAAATGTTACAGGGGAATATGAAATCATTCGAGACAACCCAGTAGAGTTCTCCGCTAATATCTCTGCTGCCAAGGGTGAAATAAGCACCCGACAGTTCGGAGAAAGCGAGAGCTATGACAAGGTAATTGTCATGGGGACGGACGCTCCCCCTATTGACGAGTACACAGTGCTATGGGTCGATAAAACGCCACAGGTCGATGAAACCGGGGCTTTGGTTACGAACGATGATGGGGAGGTCATTACTCCTCACGATTATATCGTTAAGAAGGTAGCCAAGAGCTTGAACAGCGTGTCGGTTGCGATAAGCAAGGTGACTGTCAGTGGGTAGGAAAGTTATCTCATTCGGATTGTCAACGAGTGAAATCAACCGAGCTATGAAAGAGCTGGCTGATTACAAACAAGAAATCCTTAGAAAAACAGAACTCCTCCGAGAGAAAGTAGCCGAACGGCTGGCTGACGAAGCGAAAAGCGGATTCAGCGGCGCAATCGTTGACGAGCTGATTCTCAAAGGAGGGCAAACTTCTCCACGATACGCACAAGTCGATGTGTCGGTTGACAATCGAGGGTCGGTTACTGTCGTTGTCGCAAGCGGTGAAGACGCTGTGTGGGTTGAGTTTGGTGCTGGTGTCTATCATAATGGCTCTCCCGGTTCGTCCCCTCACCCTCACGGTGCGGAACTGGGAATGACAATCGGTGGATTCGGTAAGGGTAACGGCAAGAAAGAGGTTTGGGGATTCTACGAAAATGGTGAATTGAAGCTGTCTCGTGGTACTCCGGCTCGTATGCCGATGGCTCGAGCCGTCACCACCGTTTGTAACGAAATCCAAGAAATCGCAAAGGAGGTGTTCGGGTGATTGATATTGAATCAGAGATATTCAGTATCGTGTCAAAAGCCACACGAGAAAAATATCCCAAAATCTATATGACCGGTGAGTATGTCAAGTCTCCACCGTCCTTCCCTTGCGTGTCTCTTATCGAGACTGATAATCAGATTTATCGAAATACCCGAGATTCCGGCGCAATCGAAAATCACGCACAGGTGCTTTACGAAGTGAATGTCTACTCTAATAAATCGAGCGGAAAGAAAACCGAATGTAAAGCAATTATCGCTTTCATTGATAAAAAGATGGAAGCACTCGGTTTCACACGAACCCTTATGAACCCTGTCCCCAATGAGGAGGACGCAACGGTTTATAGAATGGTCGCTCGATATAGAGCAATCGTATCAAAGAAAAAAGTAATTTACAGGAGGTAAACAACCATGGCTATTAACACTTACAAGATTTTTCTCATGCAGAAGAATACTACCGCATGGGAGAAGTTGATTGACATTAAGGAGTTTCCCGACCTCGGCGGTGCGCCGGAAATGTTGGAAACTACTACTCTGTCTGACAAAATGCAGACTTACATTCCGGGTATTCAGTCCCTCGATTCTCTTGAGTTCACTGCGAACTACACTCTCGAGGCATACAAGAAGCTGAAAGCACTGGAAGGTGCGGAGAAGGAGTTCGCCGTTTGGTTCGGTGGTACGGAAGCTGGCGATGTCGTCACTCCTACTGGTGACAGCGGTAAGTTTAAGTTTAAAGGTTTTCTGTCTGTTTATGCTAACGGCGGCGGCACGAACGAGGTTGTCGAAATGACTATCACTATCGCTCCGTCCTCTCCTATCAGCATGGACGCAGAGTAAGAAAAAAATAAGGAGGATAAATCATCATGGCAAAGCAGTTGAAATTCACTTTCGAGGGTGAAGAATATGTCCTTGAGTTTACTCGCAGAACGGTTACGGAAATGGAGAAGAAGGGCTTCATTGCGGCAGAGGTCGCGCAGAAACCTATGACCAATCTCCCGGCACTGTTTGAAGGTGCGTTCCTTGCACATCATCGTTTCGTGAAGAAGGAAGTTATCAACGAAATCCTCTCTCACATAACGAACAGAGAGGAACTTATCGGTAAGCTTGCAGAAATGTATAACGAACCGATTATGGCACTGGTCGAAGAACCCGAGGAATCCGAGGGAAACGTAAGCTGGACAGCGAGTTGGTAAGTGATTCGCTGTTGACAGATGAATCCGCTAACGAGGGGAGCGAGCGTGAGAATCGCTCTGCTCCCCCTTCTTATTCGGAGATTTTTCTTGCTAAGTTCCCCTATTACTTATCAATAGGCATGACGGAAGAACAATACTGGGATAGAGATTCCACTCTCGTGAAGTCCTACCGCAAAGCGGAGGAGTTTCGCAAAGAGAGGGTAAATCAAGAAATGTGGTTGCAGGGTATGTACATTTATGACGCTATTTCTCGTCTGTCTCCGATTCTTCGTGCTTTCGCCAAAAAGGGAACTAAAGCCCAACCTTATGTTGAGGAAGCATATGCCATCACTAAAAAGACGATGGAGGAAGCAGAACTCAAGAAGGAAAAGGCTAAGTCTGATAAGGGTCTGCGCTATATGCAAGCGTATATGGTACAGGCAAATAAGCAGTTACAAGAAAGGAAGTGAGTTTTATGCCTACTACAATTGAACAACTCGAATTGGAAGTTCAGTCGAGTTCCACCTCGGCTGTCGCTGGTATAGACGCTCTTTCCGCTTCTTTGTTCAAAGTCAAAAATGCAATTAAGGGCGGTATCGGATTAACAAGCGTTGCAAATCAAGTACGCAATCTCGATTCCGCCCTTAAAAGTATGGATAGTTCCGGAGCAAACAAAATTGACAAGCTCGCTTCCAGTTTGGATAAATTGAGAGGTCTCGGCAGTCTCAAAATTTCATCTTCCATCGGAAATCAGCTTCGAAATATCGGCAGTGCCGCCACTTCCCTCACTGGTGTAGATTTCAGTGCTATAGAGAAGCTGGGTACAGCACTTCAACCGTTGAACAATCTGAACGCTTCCGGGCTAAAGTCCACTATCAATGCGCTCAATAAGTTACCGAAGCTGGCAGACATCCTCAACAACATGAATATGACTAAATTCACCAGCCAGATTCAACGGTTGTCTACTGCTCTTGCTCCGTTGACAAATCAGCTTAATACTGTGACTGCGGCGTTCAGTCGTCTTCCTACGAACATTCAGAGAGCTATTACCGCCACGAACAGAATCTCGCAAGAGAACAATAAGGCGACAAATAGTTACATGAATCTGTATGCCAAAATCAAAATGGCTATGGGCGTTGTTCGTAATGGTGCGAGAGTAATCGCTTCGTGGATAACACAGTCCAACCAGTACATTGAGGATTTGAACCTGTTTACCGCTTCTATGGGTAAATACACAGAGGAAGCACAGAACTATGCTGAAGCAGTCAGCGAAGCTCTCGGTATCGACCCGGGTGAGTTCATGCATAATCAAGGTGTGTTCAATACCATCATAAGCGGTTTCGGCGTGGCGAGCGATAAAGCGTATCTTATGTCTAAGAACCTCACACAGCTCGGCTACGATATTTCTTCGTTTTTCAACATTACGTTTGAGGACGCAATGCAGAAGTTACAGTCGGGTATCTCGGGTGAGCTTGAGCCGCTTCGTAGACTGGGTTACGACCTGTCTGTTGCAAGGTTGCAAGAGGAAGCTCTTGCTCTCGGTATCAAGAAAAAGGTCTCTGCTATGACACAGGCTGAAAAGTCGCAGTTGCGCTACTACGCAATTATGACACAGGTAACTACCGCTCAAGGTGATATGGCTCGTACTCTGAACGCTCCGGCAAATCAGCTTCGTATTTTAAAGGCACAAGTTACGCAGTGTGCAAGAGCTTTGGGTAATATCTTTATTCCCATGCTCAACGCCGTTATACCCTATGCGATAGCTCTGGTGAAGATTGTCCGTATGCTGGCAGACTCTATCGCAAGTCTGTTCGGATTCACACTTCCGGAGATAGATTATTCCGGCGTTTCTGCTGGTGCTACTGCGGTTGGCGATTTGGCTAACAACGCCGGGGACGCTTCCGATGGGCTGAGTAAAGCCGGAAAAGCGGCTAAGAAGCTGAAAAATTCTTTGCTCGGTATTGACGAGCTGAACATTCTGTCTAAAGACGATAGTTCCAGTGGAAGTGGAAGCGGTGGCGGCTTGGGGGC